AAACATGGCAACTACTGGCATTATTAATGGTACGTTGATGCGCCTATACAAAGATTCAACTGCGATAGGTTACGCAACATCCTGCCAAATGAACATCTCCGCAGCCATGCGTGAAATCTTAACAAAGGATTCCGCAGCTGGAGGATGGAGAGAGGTAAAGAAAGGGCAGCTTTCCGGCACATTATCCACTGAAGCATTGTATGCCGGGCCTGGTGATTCTTCTACTAATTACCTATTTGATGATTTGTTTACCGATTTAATATCAGGTACCGCATTGACTATCAAATTTACCACAGATGTACAAGGTGACAATGTCTTTACAATGCAAGCTATTTGTACGTCATTAGACTTGAACGCTGGTGTGGAAGAAAATACAAGCTATTCAGCATCCTTCGAGGTTACTGGTGCTATTACAAAGACAGTTAAAGCATAATTTTAAATCCTAACACATGAAAACAATAACAATAGCCAACACATCCATACCGATAAAATTTGGTATGTATGTGTTAGGTACATTTCTAAGGGAGAGGAAACTTAAATTAAGTGACCTTTCCCTTTTAGGAGAAGATCTTTTATTAGCCCTTGAACTTGCATTTACCGGTGTAGAGCATGGTTACAAAGCTAAAGGTGAGAAATGCCCTTACACTTTACAATCATTCTGCGATTTGGTAGACACAGACATGGGAGGCATAACTCGCATCATGGAAATGATTTCAAATGAGATTTCACCTCCAGAAGATGAGAGCCAAAAAAACGTAGTGGCGAAGGCGGAGAGCTTACCCTTGAATACATCGAACGCTTTTGTTTCGGAGTTTTAAGATTTCCTCCTTCGCAATATTACGACATGAGTTTCAGAGAGATTGTTATAGCTATGCAAGGTTATAACAATCAATTTGAACAACAGGAGCAAACACAGTGGGAACGAATAAGATGGCAAACAACACTTTTATTAAATGTTCACACAGCAAAAGGTAAAAGTTTAAAGCCAAAAGATTTAATTGAATTTCCATGGGAGAATCCTATTAAGAAAGAAACTAACAGAAGTTTGACAAATAACGACAAGTCAATATTTGACAAATGGGATAAAGAAGCATAATGGCAATAGGTAAACTTAATTTAAAACTTGGTGTAGACGTTTCAAATCTTGACAAAGAACTTGGAAAGGTAGAACGTAGTATGTCGAGGTTTGGCAGTAATATGCAGAACATTGGTTCTACATTAACCCAATCGTTAACTTTACCTATTATTGGTTTAGGTGCTGCCTCCTTAAAATCTTTTGCCGACATTGAAAAGCTACAAAATGGTTTAATAGCCATTATGGGAAGTAGCGAGGAGGCAGGAATAGAGATGGAAAAACTCCGTAAAGTTGCCGAAAATCCGGGCCTTGCCCTTCCCGAAGTTGTAAAGGCATCCGCTTCTTTACAAAGTGTAGGCATGAATGCCGACGCTGCTCGTGAAACTATCACACAGTTTGGCAATGCTGTAGCAAGGGCAGGAGGTGGTGCAGAACAATTTGATGGTGTAGTATTAGCTCTTAGTCAGATAAGCGCAGTTGGTAAGGTGACACAGGAGGATCTTAATCAAATAAAAGAAAGGCTTCCAGAGTTTGCCAGAGTTATGAAAGAAGAATTTGGCGTAGTGACTGCCGAAGGAATCAGGGAGTTAGGAATAAGTAGCGAAGAATTTATAAAAAGAAGTGTTGGTGCTTTAGGTAATTTAGAAAGGGCAAACGGTGGTTTAGCTAATACGTTTGATAATTTAAAAGACAATGTTAGTGCATCATTAGCAGAGTTAGGTAAAGCAATAAATGAAACATTAAATTTAGAGGCAGTTGCAGCAGCATTAAGTACAGGATTGCAAAGATTAGTAGATGGTTTTAAGTCACTTAATCCGGAAACACAGGGCTTTATTGTTAAGGCTGGTTTATTAGTCGCAGCATTGGGCCCTGCGATTTTCATAGTAGGAAAATTAATATCTACTTTTAGTGCATTGATTGGTACTACTCGTTTAATAATGACTACGGTAAAAAACCTATCTACAGTTATATCCGGTGCCTTCGCAAAAATACTTGCTAATCCTGCTATTCTTGGTGTTACTTTAGCTATTGCTGCGGTTGGTGCTATTGCCTTATATGTTTACGATAACTGGAAAGCATTTAGTGATAACTTTAAAAATATTTGGATTAATATTAAAAACTCCGTAATGCAAGGAGTAACTTTTGTTTTAGGTAAATTAGATAGTTTACAAAAAGCATTAGGATTAGATTTATTTGATTTGTCAGGCATGACAAAGTATCAAGAAGAACAAAGAGTAGTTGCAGCGGAATTTAAAACAATAGGCGAAACAGTTGACAGTCTTAAAGGCAAATTTAAAAGCTTATTTATGGCTACGCCTATTCCTAAAACAGGTAATGGAGGAGGTGATACAAATACAGGTGACTTAATATTTGGTGATGGTGGCGCACCGACAAATGGAGGAACGGTAGGAGCTAGAACAGGTGGAGGAGTAAAATCACAGCCTGTAAATGAATTAATGCCAACAACAAATTTATTACCCACTATAGGTAAATTACCAGACCAATTAAGAAGCGTAACAGCTGAAACGCAAAGAGCAAAAGAAGAAACAGATGCTTTTGCAGTTGCTCAAACAGCCGCAGGAAAAGCAATACAAGTCACTGATGATAACATAACTAGATTAAAAAAAGGAATAGAGGATTTAAATACAGGTTTTAAAAATATCATTGAAGGTACATTAACTGATTTATCGGTAGCATTGGGCGAACAATTAGGTAATGCCTTGTCAGGCGCAGGATTTAATATAAAGTCTTTTTTATTGCCAGTAGCCGAAGCGGTTATTAGTTTTGGTAAATTAGCTATACAAGTAGGTATAGCGGCTTTAGGTATTAAGACTGCTTTAAAGTCTTTAAATCCTGTTATTGCTATTGCTGGTGGTATTGCTTTAGTAGCTTTAGGTACATTGGTAAAAAATAGTTTATCTGCACCAAAGTTAGCCGAAGGAGGTTTGGCATACGGCCCTACAATGGCAACCGTGGGAGATAACAGAAACGCACGCGTTGACCCTGAAGTAATAGCACCTTTATCTAAACTTAAATCAATGATGGGAGATATGGGTGTAGGTGGAAGTCTTGAAACAAGGATAAGCGGAAATGATTTGATTATATTATTAAACAGATCTCAAAAGGGATTAAGCAGAATACAATAATGGCTATAAGGTTTTCGACTACAGTATATAATGAGAAAAGTAGAAAGATTACTGTATCTATAAAAGATAGTGCTTTCTCCGGTACTGTGAAAACATTTGACACATTATCATTAGGCATCCAGTATGACAGCGAAAGTCAGCAAGGTCAGGAAAGGTTTACTCCTATTATTGGTTCTCGTTGTTCATTGTCTTTATTGATAAATAATGAAGATTTACAAACCTTACTTCTTGATATTGGATTAGCAGTTGAGGGTAGATTTACAATGGAGTTAATAGCCTACGAAGATGATAACACAACTGTATCGTTTAAGTGGTATGGCTACATAGTGACAGATTTAGTAGAGTTTGAAGATGTACCATTAGTTATAGGTTATCAGGCTCAAATATCTGCAATAGATGGATTAGGTTGGTTAAAAACATTAGATTATAAAAGCGCGGTTGGGCCCTACAATGGGCAGGACACAGTAATTCAGCATATTTTAAATTGCCTTAATCAGTTAGATTTTGTACAAGAGAATTTAGTAGCAAATAGTTTGCCGGTGCTACATACTATTTTTAATTGGCATGAAAATACAATAGCCTACAATGCTGCCTCGGATTATTCTTTATTAACAGTTATTCAGCATAGAGCGTTTTATCATAAAGACACTAAAAGCAATTATGTCTATCAAAGTTGCTACGATGTATTGAAAAAGATTTGTCAAACGTTTGGTGCAAGATTGATATTTAGTGGGAATCAATATTGGTTTATTCAAGTCAATGAATATTCAAGAACACCAGCAACTAAAAGATACTTTAAATACAATGCTTTTGGCATTCAGCAATCAGGTACATTTACCGCAGATTTAACGCTTTCTAATATTCAAACCAATCTACCAGGAAGTGACTTAATGAGATTAAGCGGTGGTAAATGGACTTATTATCCTGCCTTAAAGAATGTAGTAATACGTTATAATCATTTTGCTAAACAAAACTTATTAGCAGGTGTAGAATACAACTACGCAACCAATACTACTCCGGTAATTACAACCACTCCTACATTAGATGCATCTAATCCGGATGCTCGTTTGTCATACACTGGCATACTTGGATTTTATGCACAGGCCTTAAATCCTGCTAATTTTGAGGCTTATCAATTTGTATTTGCCGTTAAAGTAGTATCAATAATTAATAGCTTTCCTTTACAAGGTTTTGAAAATGCAAACTGGACATTAGGAAGTGGATGGATTATTGATAATAAAATATTAAGCGGAGTTTTAATTACAACAGACGCATATTACACTACATTTTCAGTAGTCAATGGAAGAAAATATTATGTTAAAATAAAAGTTGATATTGATAATAATGGTGAATTATTATTAAGTTTAGGAGGTGTAAATAAAACAATTACAGAGAGTGGCGATTACGATTATGTTATTATTGCTACAAATACAGATACATTAAAATTTAGTAGTGTATCATCTCCAAGGTTTACAGGAAAAATAAAGTCTTTAGAAGTTAAGCAAGAAAATAAATATTTAAAAAGAGGTGTAAATTATACAAGTGGATTTAACTTTCAATTAGAAGCTGCAAGTTGGGAGAGTAGTTTTTACGAATACGAATTTAATACTGAAACTATAACGGCTGATGCTGCTTTTGTTGCATATAAGACGATCACCTTTGATACTTTAGATATACCAGATACTGCGGAGTATATTTGGGAAATGCGATTAAAGCAAATGAGAAACGAGGCAGGAACAAGTATAATTTCCAACTTTGCCGTATCTTATTTACTAAGCAATAATTACCTTGAATTTCTTCCTACTGGTGCCGTATCAGGACAAAGCGATATTCTTGAATATGGTTCTGATAACGACGATAAATCTTCCACAGTTTTTAGCCTTGATACATACATAGGTGATGGGCCAAGTAAAACAACAGATGGAGGATTAAAGGTTCTTGAATCTGGCACGTATGAAAATAGTAGCAGCTGGGATGTAGGCAACGGATCGGGCTTTAATAACGTCACACAGCTATTAGTAAATGAAGTTATACGCGGTCAACTTACACCAAAGCTACGCATGGTAGATATGCCATTCCAAAATTTATCAGTTGATAATCCTTATTTACCTCATAAAGTTATAGAATATTCATCCGGATATTACGTTTTTGAAAGAGGAAGTTTAGATTTAAAAACAGAGATTTGGCAAGGTGATTATTTTAAAATAGAATTAGATGCCTAACTACACAGAACGCACAGTATTATCTAAACCTCGTGACTTTAATCAAGTTGCAAACAATGCCGGAAGTGGTGGAGTGGTTAATAATAATGTCACTGAAACAATTAATAATGTTACCGTTACAGGTTCAGCCATTGCAATATTTAATCAAGAATTTCTTGATACTAATTCTAATGTATTGACATGGACACAGAATAATGGAAAGTTACCCACAACTAATTTAAACGCATCTATTCACGTTTACCAGAATGGGCAAAAATTAGTAGATAGTCAATATACTATCACATTACCTGCAACAATTACTATTGATTCAAATACGCATTACGATGGAAGTAATTACATTGTATTTGCAATAAACATAAACTAATGGAAGAAATTAAACCAAAAAAAGAAAGAAGGTTTTTAAAAGCCATGGGCGAAGTAGCACTTACTTTAGTGCGTGAACTGCTTTTAAATGTCGGTAAAAAACTAATAAACAAATCGGGTAACAAAAAACAAGGCCTTGTTCTTGCTTTTATTATTTTAGCTTCTACTGTTGCTTTTGCCCAATATCCAACAACGACCAACAAACAAAGATTGGGTTTCCAGACCACCGCCGACGGGCTTGTTTGGCGCGGTTCAATTTCCGACACAGCATCCATACAACCAATAAACAACCAAAACGCATGGGTAATTATTGACACAATAAATTTAAAATTATACTCTTTTGATTTTACTTCCAACGTTTGGAATTTAATTAGCGGTGGTGGTGGTTCTAGTTTTACACAGCCTGTAGATTCATTGTTTTTTAATGTAGGTGTTCCTACGAACAATGTCGATACTGCAAAAATGCGATGGGATTCTGATTTGGCAACCGTTGTTTTAGGTTTAAATGACAATGTACCAAATGAAATTGGATTTAAAAACTTTTGGTTAGTTAAGAATCAAACAGGCTCGACCATTACCAAAGGTAGTATTGTTTATGCTAATGGCACGGTTGGCGCAAGTGGCAGGATAACCGTTGCAAAATTTATTGCCAACGGCTCAATAGATGCAAAGTATTTACTTGGAATAACGGCACACGATTTAAGTAATGGTGAGGATGGGTATGTTATTTCATTTGGCAAAATAAGGCAGGTTAACACTGATACCTTTGCGGCTGGTGCGATCCTTTACCCTTCGCCAACGGTTGCAGGTGTTTGGACAGACGTTGAACCAGTTGCACCTAATATTGATATGCCTATTGGCTTTTGTATCAATTCAGCAATAAACACAGGAACAATAGCAATACGAGTGGCATCGGGTTATAAATTATCAGAGCTTCATGATGTTTCAATTACATCACCTGTTGAAAGTTCATCTTTGTATTATAAAGGTGGTTTATGGAGAGATACAACGGCAGCGTTATTAACAAGCGAGGCAGCATCAACATATTTAGCTTTGACAGGTGGAATATTAACAGGATCATTAACTGGTACAACGGGAACGTTTACAGGATTAAATATAAACAATACAACTACACAAGGCATATTTACTTTACAAGGAGCAGATAATAATACTCCAACGCGGATTGATTTTAAAACGGGAAACGAAATAAGAAGGCAAATAATAGTTCCAACCTCTGGAAGTAGTATGCAATTCAGAACATCAACTATTGGAGGTACTCAAGGAGGTTATAGTTTTTATACTCGCAGAGATCCAAATCCTTCTGAATTTTTAGCTTTCAATATTGATTTAGATGGTAATTCTAATTTTTACGGCACTCTCGGTGTCACAGGCGCAACGACTTTATCAAATCTTGCTGGCACAGGCTCTCGAATGGTTGTTGCAGGTTCTGGCGGCTTACTTTCTACACAGGCTATTCCCACAGGCACTGTTACCTCTGTTAGTGGTAGTGGTGCAATATCATCAACAGGAGGTACAACACCAGTTATAAGTGTAGCTACTGCGGCTTTTGGAACTGCTGGAATTGTAAGCTCAACAGGAACACAGCAATTTAGTGGAGATAAAGTATTTGAAGGATATACTCAATTTAATGGGATAGCTTTTTTTAAAAATTACACCTATCAAGCTACAAGGCTCGCAGGATTATCTTCTACAGATAGATTTGCTACAGTTACATTAGGTAGTGGTTTATCTTTATCGGGTGGTATATTAAGCGCAACAAGTGGAGGAGTTACAAGCGTTACTGCATCTACGCCTTTATCATCTTCGGGAGGTACTACGCCTAACATTACTATTACAGATGCAGGTGCTGCATCTTCGGGAGTAGTAAACACTACTACTCAAAGTTTTGCAGGAAACAAAACATTTACAGGTACATTAGATGTAAGTTCTACAGGTACATTTGGAGGAAGAGTAAAAACTAATTGGTTAGAGCGAAATTATGCTTATTCTACGAGTTCATCTTTTACAGTAAGTGTAAATACCACATGGCAGGATATAAATACAAGTGTTTTGACAACAATAACTCTTCCAAATGCAGCTACTTATCCTGGAAAAGAATTACATATTCGCCAATCAGGGGCAGGTCAAATAATATCTTTTTCTTCAAATATTATTCCTTTTACATCGCCTCCTACTGGAAGTCCTGTAACATCTATTTTAAATCCAACAACTAATAGAGCGGTTACACTTGTAAGCGATGGTACAAATTGGATAATGATGCAAAGAAGCGAAAATTAATAATTAAAACACATGAAAACAACCTTAATAAACTTTTTGCACCTTGGTTATGAAAAAATAACATACGCGATTTGTTGTGGCTGGATATTTTCATTTTTCATACCGATTAAAGGATTCTTGATATTTACAATTTTCGTGGTTTTTGCGGACATGGGAACCGGAATTCTGGCTGCAAAGAAAGAGCAACAAAAGATAAATAACAAAGAACTTTACAGAACAATGGAAAAGATAGTCGTTTATTTCTGTGGCATACTGATTTTCGAGGGTGCAAGAAATACTTTTTCCCTTCCATTCAACATTACGTACATGGCGGCGTTTTTAATAGCAACGGTGGAGCTTTATTCTATTTCGGAAAATATTAAACGCATTACAGGCGTAAATCTTGGCGTTTTAATCACACGTTTTTTTAATCGTTAAAATAAATAATATGCAGACTAATTTAAAAGAGGCATTGAAAAATGCAGATGGAATAAAGTCACCAATGGGTGATGTGGCTTGTTACTCAATGAACTTTGCGGAGCTGGCTTCGGAGATAAACGTTCATCTTGAGGGCAACAAGGTGAAATTCACGTGGCGAGAATACATCCAACTTGCCCAAATAATTTGGGATAAGATAAAGGAAACATCAAGGGAATGCGCTGGAAAGGAAATTGAGGTGAAATTACCTGCAAAGTTATCAATCGTAGGTGCGGCTTTCGCATTGATTGGATTCAAATTATAGGCGCAGAAGAATCGCTACCTTAGGCAGCCGAGGGGAGTAGATTAATTTCTATTCCCCTTAAAAATAATAAAAAATATGAAAGCAAATGATTTTGTAGTATGCGTGGATGCTGGGCATGGTGGGTTAAGAAAAGGGATAGGGCCTGATAAATACGTTACATATCCATCAAAATGCTTCCAACATAAGCATGGTAAATTCCATTCTTATGGATGGTTTTTTGAAGGCGTGTTCAATCGCTCTGTTGCCAACTTTCTTGAGCAGTTTCTTATTGATTATGGTTTCCAAGTTAAGCCAGTATATGAACCTATCAATGATACATCACTTAACAAACGATGCCAGCTTGTAAATAGCTATTCTACATTAGGCGAAGCAACTATACTTGTTTCCATTCACGGCAATGCCGCAGCTTCAACAACTGCCAGAGGATGGGAAGTGTTTACCTCTCCCGGTGAAACAAAGTCGGATCTCCTTGCTACCATGATAGGCAATGAAATAAAAGATGCTACTCCGGGCTGGGTGCATAGGCATGATTATAGTGATGGTGACCTTGATAAAGAAGCAAGGTTTCAAATGTTGACAGCTACAAAGGTGCCGGCAGTGTTAACAGAGAATGGATTCTTTACCAATTATAACGATGCTGTGTTAATGATTGACAGAGAATGGCAAGAGGCAATAGCTAAAGCTCACGCAAAGGGAATACTTGAATATGCCATTGCGCAAGGTGTGGAGTGGTAATAAAAAAGCCGCAGGAATAACACCTGCGGCCAAACAAAACACTATTACTCACCACTAACCTATGTCTTCAATATCTTTTTAAACATATTAGATGCTTTGGCTTTTACTTCATCTTTTTCACTCGTATTATTTATAATCATAAATAATATAGCTAACATTCTTTCCGGATTCATATACTCTAAAAACTTCCTTCCAGAGCCATCGTTACCGGAGTAAAATTGCAATATACCACTATTAGTATTTACAACATTATTTTTATTTATAGGTTTAGGGTATTTCTCAACCATCATTAAACCTTGCTTAATTTCGTTAGTTTTTAAAAATTTAGTTATTTCCATTACTGTTTATTTTTAAAAGTGTTAGTTTAGTTTCTTCTTGTCGTATCCTGGTGGCTAAATAATCGACGTAAAAATAATTAATCTTTCGTCTCATTGTCTCCTCCATGTATGCCAGGTTCAACCGGTGGAGTTTCTTTTTTATAACCAACTCTTGCATCATTTTCGTAATAAGTTTTAGAAATTAACGCTATTTGAAAAGCGTCTATTTCGTCTTGAGATAGTTTTTTATTTCCATGCACCTCTAACTTCATCGCCTTTATGACTGACATACAATAATCAATAGTCCATTTGCTGCCTTTGTGCTGCGGTGAAATACCTTTTACTTTATGGCCATTTAATTCTAATAAGTCAATGATAGTCCTGGATGCTCCTTGATTCATGCCTACGTTTCGGCTAATCTTGTTACTGGCTTTTACATTGGCGTGTTTACGAAAAGTGATATTTTGGAGGGAAGAATCTTCTACACAAATAGCACAATCTCTCTCCCATGTTAGGCTATCCATTATCCATGCAGCCAGATTCTTGTACCTTCCAAAATAAACTTTCTTATCATCAATCACGCATACTGCCAAACCATTTAGCCTCATGGCTGGATCTATCCCTACGAATTTCATCATAATTTATCTTTTTATTTAAGAAGTTACGTTTAACATACTTACTTACAAATTTTAACAAATCATGATAGTCATAGTATTTTTTACCATGCTTCCATATTCCCATCAATGGAAAATATTCTAATTGCTGTGTTCCAAAAGTCATGAATAAGCAGTTATCATAAGTAGTCCTTGAATAACCATCCCACAAGTTTATGCCATCTAACATATCATAGTGAATAGTATCAACTGTATAGCTATCATCAGCTTCACTATAATAGCATCTTTCCAACATCTTATCTCCTATCTTTTCAAGGCTCATAGTATTATATGCCATGAAGTGATTGTTCTGACCATTTACAGTAGTTACTGCCAATACTAACATAATAGCTAATGATAATTGTACACTACGCACTGTAGTGTTCATTTTAACGGGCTCTTTTTCTTTCTTTGATACATTGCGCTTTCTTGGTGCTTTCATGCCAATACCGTAGGCTTCTATGCCTTTCTCGATAAATTGAATTTCTAAGAAATATCCAAAGCAAATAACAGTACCTATAAAAATAAACATTGCGTAAAACTCCGCACCAGTGCTTTGACCTTGAATAGAAAAATACAATTCTAACAATGAAACTACGGTAGCACCTGCAGCAACCTTGGCTGGGTAAGGTGATCTCTTTTCACTTGGATTTAAAAAGTCAATAAAGACAATAGCAAATCTGCCAAACTGCAACATAAGAGAAGCAGGGATAGAGAGCAGTAGAGGAAGTGGAAGGAAGTACACGTTTAGTGCAGCTGTGATAAGGTAAGTTAAAATAATACCTACAAAAATAATCTTTGGCATGGATGAAGCGATGTCATTAAATAGCCATTCAAAAGTTTGATTGTTAAAATTTCTTTTCATTTTGTTGTGGTGTTTAGTGATTGTCATAATGACATTACAAAAGTAATATAAAATAAATAAGTTGTATATATTTATGTAAAATAATTATAAAAAAAGTGCTAAGAAATAATCTTAGCACCTAAATAATTGCTACTTATGCTTAAAATACCTAATCTTTTGGTTTGTTTTTATTAAACATCTCCCAGGATGACATGACCCTTATTTCTTTTGTTGCTGTTTCAATCCGCAATTCTTTAAACCTATCAATAGCTTCTTCAAGGTTCTTTGCGCTTACTGATACGCTTTTACCATCCTCATATTTGATGACATATTTATTCATTTCTACTTCCATAATAAATCGTATAAATAGTAAATAATCCATAAAGCAGTTACTACTCCACCAACGGTGACAATGCCTTTAGCTGCCATGTTTGCCAATTCTTTATTTTCTTCACTCATCTTTATTTATTTAAATAATTTTTACTTGCTACTGGTTCACTGCCTTGATTAGAATATTTAGCATCCTCTTTTTTATCATAAGTAACTTTAGGCATCTCGCTTATTTCATGATAAACAATTTGCGCTATCTTCATGCCAGGATAAATCTTAATTCTTTGCACTGCAATGAGCTCCAGTGTCCAATGACCTTTAAAGCCAACGTCTCCGAATCCTGCTGTGACGTGGACAAATAATCCTAATCTTCCAAGTGATGACTTTCCTTGTATCACTGGCACATGGCGCAGTGTCTCTGTGTATTCAACTGTGGAAGCAAGGTAAATAACATTAGGCTGCAATATTAATCCTTCCGGAGGAATCACCATCGGTGCGCTAAGATTCTTTTTTCTTACATCCAATATACTATCTGTATATAGTATTAAAGTGTTATGAAGAGTTAAATCATAGCTATTCGTTCCTAAGTTATTAGGATTAAATGGCTCAATTACGATGTTACCTTCGCTAATTTCGTCGTTAATTGTCTTGTCTGTTAAAATCATTTTGTTTCGTTTTTAAAAGTTTCGTTGTAATATTCTTCAAGGGACATATTATTTTCAATGTGTATAACAGCCGCTTTACCATCATTGTAAGCTTGTTTTATATTCTGCTTTTCCATTTCTTTGGCTATACTTTGTAAATGTATAAATTGGTGTCCATTTTTTACATCAATTAATTTATCCTTTATAATTTTTTCAACTAACCATTCAACTGCCGTTTGTTTAGTCATTTTGTTTCGTTTTTAAAAGTTTCGTTGTAATATTGTTCAAGAGACATATTTAAAGATTTATGAAAATTAGATGCAAGATCCGATCTACCGTCTTTGTAAGCTTGCATTATCTGCTCCTTTTCCATTTCTTTGGCTTTTATAACGGCATCTCTTATAAATAAGTCTTGCGTAACTGTAAAATTAACTCTTCCAATAATTTCACTAAATTCTTGTAATAAATATTCAACTGCTGTTTGTTTCATTTGTCGTATTTTTTACGGTTATCAAATTCCTTTTTTGTATAATAATATTCGGTGAGCATTGCAGCATTAGCCTGTAAATGCGCTGCGTGAAGTAGTCCTGATTCTGCATCTATATCTTCTCCCAGCCTTATCGCTTCCAGGTGCCTCATTGCACTGGCTATTACCTCTGTCCATGGCATACCTTTCTCCCAATTACCCTCCGGATATTTACCAAGTGCCTGTGTCCATATTTTAGCATATTCACGATTAGCAAGGGCAGGAATAAGGTCGTAGCGCAGTTTATCAGAGTTGTGGCGAAGGCCTCTAACTTCATCGTAATCTTTCATATATTAAATGCTTTTAAAGAGTGTTGAAAACAATTAGAACGCAATTTTAACTCACATAACATATCCATAGCTATTTGCATAGTTTCTGCCTGTGTATCTCGCGTAATTCTTAGCTTCCAAAAGTTTATGTAAGCTAATAAACTTCCTGTCCAAATAAAAGTTGTTTCAAGATTTAGAGGTAAAATAGTACGCGCCTGTTCCTTTGCCACTCCCAGCTGCAAGAGCTCATGGTAGGCAGTGGCGCAATAACTTATTACAGCATCTTGCATTTTTAACGCTATAACATTATCTACTTCATTTAAATGTCCTCCGCTACCTTGCTTACTACTTTTACTCTGTATCCTAAAATCTTCTATCTTATAATAGTTATCTTGGAAGTCAACATATCTGCCAGATATAGAATTAGCAGTCAATCCTACCTGATGCTTAAACAACTGCCTTTCTACAAAGATAGGGCAGGTGATTCTGTATTGCAGCTGTGGATGGCGAAAGGGAGAGGTGTGATTGTGTTCTGCCAAGTATTTAATCAACTTCTCATTCTGCTCCACAGTGTAGTTACTGGCTTCCTTGCCAAAGGAAACGCGGGCCGCATTAGCTACCATTTCATCGTTTCCAAATATTTCTAAAAGTTCTACTTTCATTTTAGTGGTTTTTATAAAAAAATGCCTGTCTGTTCCAGGCTGCCAATTCATCCTCTGACGCAATCAAGCCGAAAGAAATGTTTAATCCGCTCATACACTTCACTTGACTCCGAGGTCTGCAAATGTCTTATGTAGCCATGTGGCCTACTAATATTCTCTCTTGCCTAAAGCTACTTAACAATGTCCTGTAATTATCAGACGTTACTAATAATAACTTTTGCACTGCTCTACACTGCTCAAAGATCGCAGTAGCTTTAGGATACTTACCTTTTACATAGTAGTCAGTCAAAGTAGAAGAGTGTTTTATTCTTTTATACTCCTCCTCTGGCATATCACGAATGCAGCTCATCATCATTTGGGCAAAGATACTTTCATTCATTCCACTTATTACAGTGTATCTTGAATAGTATGCAGACAACTGCCGGAGATACTCGTCGCACTCATCCAACATCTCTGCCGATGGTGCAGTAGTTATCCAGGCATTTACTTCTTCACAGAATGCCTGTATCTCCAGCATCTTACTATTCCACTCCTTCATCTTTGACTAATATAAGTGTGACTGTTTTTGTTTTCTCCTCCGCTATACCAATGTTTATCTCCTCTCTTTTCATTTGCTCAATCTCATATTCCTTATCTATTATATTATTAGAAAAGGTATAGGACTTTCTTTGATAAGTAGAATAAGATACTAAAGCACCATGTACATCCATAGCCATTTTATTATCTTTTAATAAATACATTAACTGATCTTTTATTTTATCTTTTGTATAATCCAATGCTTTTAATTCTTTTGTAATTTCTGCATACTTTGCCATTAACTCACCAATATAACTACTATTATATCTTTCGTATGCCTCGCTAATCTCTTTCGCTGCCTTCCTTATCCTTGCTTCTGTTGCAGTTAATTCTTCTGTATTAAACACATACATAAAACTTTCATGCTCACCAGCCCATGACAATGTTTTGCCTCGAAGTTTTGTTTTCCAGTAGCTAATCACAGAGGTGGGCATAACACCAAACTTATACCACAGTATTAAAGAATAAGTCTGCATCTGCAAAGATTCTTGTAGTCGCTGTGTTGACCATGGAGCGGTGCCTGTCTTGAAATCTATAACCATTTCAAAATCTTTGGAACAATTATCTATATATCCTAACATTTTAAAATCTCCAAAATCATGCTCTAACTTATATTCAACATGAGGATAAAGCAAAGTAATTTCTAAAAAGCCTTCTGGAAAGTTAAAATCTCTTTGAACACCTGCAGCATAATCTTCTATATCCTTTGCAAATTGTTTGCCAAATTCAAGGAAAGG